GACCGTCAAGATATTTCTTGATAATAATTTCAATCATCTAATGCACCGCCTTCAACAAAGTGTTATTTTTCAAATTATCCCTTTTCGCTTTTCGCGTTGCTGGGTAAATCATAGCATTGGCCCTCGTCTTACCAACGTGACTATCTTGTTCATAACCAGGACCGCATCTTTTTTTAATGGCTGTCGCTTCTTTGTTCAGAATGTCCTGAATCTCTTTGGATTTCAAAAGAGCTCCTACACCCGCACCGATAAGCTTGACTTTGAAATTACTCATACACTTCAACCATCACTTTCTTATTCCATTCCAAAGGCATCATGGCTTCAATGCCTTCTAACGGAATGCCAATCGTGCGCCATTTGCGCCCAAAGAAACGAACCTCACGGTCTTTCCACTCGTTCTGATCGCCTTTTGGGATTCCTAGCGTATAAGCAGCCTTCTTTCCAGTCAAATTGAGCTGATTCGTGACATCTTCTGTCGAAGCTGGAACAACCAGGACATTATCTACTTGAATTTCAGTATTCTCGTATATTGGATGACCAAAGTCATCCTTTCCAGTCTTGGTTTTTCCAATCAAGGTTACAGTAATTCCTTTAATCCGTCCCATAGATATCAATCACCCCATATCTTTGCTTTTTGAGGCCCAGACGTTTCAATTCTGAATCCTTGATAAAGAGACCACCGCCAGGCACTAGATAAGAACCGCTGAAGGAATAGCCTAAAGCGGACTCAGCTACCTGAGTCATTGGTTCCTGATCAGTTGAGGTCATTAAGGTACGAGCTACCACATCAACTGTGACAGACTTGACCACCATGGCAAAAGATGGATCAGTAGCCACTAACCCATCTAAATCTTTGCCAACTTTTTTAGCTTCAACCCGAAGAGAATGAGAAACAACTTCCAACAGTGCTTCAGCTCGTTTTTCCTCATCGAATTTCAACGCTCGCCACAATTTTTTCAAATCTTCGACTGTTGCAAAGTTTTCCATTTCTACCTCCAGCCAAGCGACTACTGGGCTTCAGTGTCAGCTTGTTCGATCAGCGAAATCAATTCAGGTTTTGTGGCGCGGCTATCATAAGTAATACCTTTTTCATCAAGGATTTCTTTCAACGCTGCGTTAGTCAATGAGTCCAAGGGCTTGTATTCTTCAATCGGAACCCAATCCCCTCCAGAAATTTCTGTGTTAGTGTTGATTGTTGCTCCTGTCTTTTGGTTTACATACTCAGCCATGATTAACCTCCCGTTTTCACAATACGAGCGAAACTAGCAGCGTCCATGATGCCCCATCCGATGTATGCTTCGCAACGGATATAAATCTGGTTATACCCTTTAAGGTCGCGACCGCTGTTGTCAGGATCACCATACTTGATGATTTCCATCGGAACTTCTTTCGCATAGCCCCATTTGAACATTGTTTCAAAGTCCCCAACAATCGCTGTGTTTTTAGGATCTGTTTGTGAGTATGATACAGTGCGGTTTTTATCTACTGCCAATCCATTGATTGCATCAGGCACACCGCCCCATGCCAATTCAGGATACAATTTCCCACCTTCAGCATTTTTCATTTTTGAAAGTGCTGTAGTGAAGATAGGGTCCAAAATTGCTCCAGTGATATCACGTTCTGAACCATCAATCATACCGACAGCATCTTCCATACTTTCGTCTGGGTTAGATTCTTTGAAAGTTACTGTCTGAGTAACTTTTTTATCAAAGCAGTTAGTTCCAATAATGCTTGACTCTTGTTTTGTACGTGGGTTAATACCGTGAATACTCATAATATCAAGCCCTCGTGCTAATTTTTTAGAAAATCCTTCCACAAAATCACTGAGGATGTCAACTTTTGCTTCTTCTGAGGCGTGTAAAAACTCATCAGATACACGGGCACCATATTCGACTTTTAGTGGAACAATAGTAACAGGATCAAGGCTCACACCACCATGAGTTTTCTTGCCATTTTCAGCCACGATATCGATGTCCGAATCAAAGTCGAAAATGAACTCTTTTTGACCGTTAAACGGAATAGGCTTTTGGGGTGATAGCTTAGCAATTGATGAATGTCCCTTCACCTTACTAATAACTTTTTTTACAAGCTCTGGATCAAATAGATTTCCTTTTGCAAGTTGTGCTTCTGACATATTTTTTCTCCTTTTTAATCTTCAATATTTAAATTTTGAACCAAGTTTCTATACATGGTTCTTTCATCATCTTCTTTCGGAACGATTGGTTCCGTTGATTTTACTGGCGCTACTTTGCTTACTGGTTTCATAAACCCAGCCAAGCGCTCTGCATCAGCTTTCAAGCTTTCTTCATCAGTTCCCTGCAAACGATCTGCAAGGTCGTAAGGCAGTCCATGTTGCAAAGCAATCCGAGTTCGCAGACTAGCCGTCTCATAACCAGCGATTTGATGCCGCAAACCTTCAAGTTGCTTGTCAGCATCTGCCTTGCTTTGATTGTTAGCTTCAATTGTTGACTTCAAGCCAACATTTTCTTTCTCCAACTCTGCAACACGAGACTTGAGCTGGTCGTAGTCGCCATACTTCTCTTTCTCCCGAGATAAGCGACCCTTGATAGCAGCATCAAATTCTTCTTGTGTAGTGATTGGTTTAAATTCTGACATTCTCATGTCTCCTTTCTCCTGCTTTCCCGGCAGTTCGGTAATTTTTTTGCATCAAAAAAAGCAGTCACAAGACCGCTTATTTTAATAACTGATTTTTTGCTTTTTCTTAGGCTTAGTCGTAGCACAAGCCCAGTGCGCAAGCAATGCACTATCCATCAAAGAAATATCCATGTCGTCAAAGTGCGATCGATAACCAAAGCCACCGTTTGAGCCAATATTTCGCTTGTCGCAGTTAGTAGCTACTTTAGATAGCGATGGTTGACCGGCATGGCAGATGGTCTTCTGGTAAATACCCTGTTCCCAAAGAGCGTTGGCCACGATGATTTCTTTCACCGTCGGAAGAATCACATTCTTGATTCTATAGTCCTTCAACTCTTCGTCCAGGATCTTCTGACCACTTGCGCCATCTATGACAATCTGAGCTACATCAGCTTGTCTCAGAAAAGCAACCATCCACTCATTACCATTACGGACAGATTGGCAATCGACTGTCTCAACAAAGTAACGACCATCTTTGGTCCTAGCAGCAATACTCAATGCTACGTTCGTTCCATCTTGGCCGTACTTAATACCAACAGACAACTTGCCAGATAATTCTGGAACATCATCCACCTTGAGCTCATTCCACTCCGTCTCAGAAATAGCAGATTTCTGGTTGTAAGTTGGCCAAAATCCCAAACGTTGGATATTATGGTCCAGCTTATCCTCACCAAGCTCTGCCTCAATCTTACGCTCATTTAAGTGGTATCCCATAGACGGATTAGAATTATACCAAGCTTCCACATCGTCGATTTCCTTTTCATCAGAAACCGACCACTCAGCCCAGCCTGAATACTTCCCTTTCCCGAAAAGACAAGTCTCACGATACTTAGTAAAGACCGTTCCACTTGATACTGGTGTCGGAGGTGTTCCACACATGATTGTGATAGGATTTTCACTATCCGTAACCGTATATTTCAAAGCAGATTCTTGCTCGGTTGTGTACTCTTGAGCCTCGTCAATGATTAGCATATCAAAACCTTCACCAAGACCACCATTTGATGTCCTAGTACGGAATTGGACAACACCACCCGTTGAATACAGCTCAATTCTCTCCTGCCCCTTCGCTCGAATGGAATTGAAATCCTCACCATCAACATACCCCATTTTCTCAAGGTATCGTTTGACCTTTTCGAAAGAGGAGTGAGATGTAGAAATCCGGTGAGCCGTATGTAGGATATTCAATCCCTTATGCAAGCCCCAAATTTCACCAATATATAGGATTTCAGATTTACCATTACGACGAGGGATAGAATAACCAAACTTCTGATGCACCCATAGTCCGTTTTTATCTACTGCCATTAAAGGCAATAGCAGGTTTTTCTGCCAAGCATAGCAAGAAAGCCCTGTCCGTTCGTAAAGTTCAATCGCTTCTTTAGCTTTTGAATTTTTCTTGACGTATTTTAAAATCACCGATTGAGTAGGATTCTGATTGCCAAGTTTCTTCTTCCTCGCCATTCTATTTTCCTTTCAATCGTCATCGCATGATAACCCTATCGCTGGGAGATATCGGATCACCTCCTAGATTCTGTCTAAAATATTCAGATACTCTGCTTCTTCATATGTTTCTGCAAAAATATCAGGCTTGCACGGATAAAGCTCCCCTCGCACACCTTTGATGATATAATCGCCTGTTTTTGCGACCATGACCCCCTCAAGTGTTTTAATCTCACACCATGCGGGATTTTTATTCCACTTACCATTATCGTGAACGATAATCTCATTCCTTGTCACTGCGTCCCAAAACCAATCTTCTTCAATCAAACAACGTTCATTAAGTTGAACCGCCTCAACCACAACAGGTTTCTTTCTGTACTTCATTTCTTCAATCCTTTCTTTATGCCATCAATTATCCCGCTAATTAACGCTGAAACAATAAAGATTAAAAACAAAAATACCAACCACCCAAAAGCGATTGACACCCATTCCCAAATAAACATATCTTTACTCCTTTCTGCCCTTCGACTTATGCATTCTTTTGAGGCTTAGAATTCTTTTCCACCCATTTTTTGAAATCATCAAATGTATCCATTTTTTGCAATAATAGATACTTCTCGACTTCTTCAATAGCTTTCTCGACAGAATTGTCATTGAAACAATAACCATTAAGTGATAAATCAAAAATTTTATTTTTGTTTTTCTTATCAACAATCCATAACTCCTCACCATGCCAAGCGCTCTGTGGGTCGTAACATTTAGAGGACTGTATCTCCAGATTGTTATCTTCAATCAATCCTATCAATTTTTTGTACTTGTTCATCAAAATTTCCTTTCTGAGCATAAGAAAAGCACCTAACTTCAAATTCAGTTAAGTGCTTCTATTTAATCGGTTCCCCCTTAGCATAAGCTTGTTTAGCTTCTTCTAAGGTCATCTTGTTGGGGCCTCCATCAATGTTGGTTTCACCCGTATTTTGCCAATTACAATGATCACAAATGTCATAAACAGCAGTCAATGTTCCGCAGACCGGACAATGTACATACTCTTCATCATTGATCATCACCAAGTTGCCTTTTCCAATCTTGCTCAAAATAATTCACTCCTTCCTCTGGTTTTAGGATTGTTGTAACACGTCCCCTTTTGTTATCACCCAATGCAAATATATTTTTTTCTAAATCATATCTTACACGTCGGTATTCCGTATCATAACCAAGTACATTATCTCCAATAGGTTCACCTAAAAGTGTTCTCCCTAGTTCAAGATACTGCGATTGTGTAATATTACCAAATTCTTCACTATGCTTTCTGAAATTCCCGTTGAAAGATTTTTCAGTAGGAAAGCTAGCCTGAGACCAACGAACGCGGTCTTTTACTTCTTGATATCCCTCACCACCATTATACTTCAAATCCTGAAACTTTGCTAGTGAAATAGGAGCATTTTGAACTCCTAAAACATCAACTATTTTCTTGTATTCCTGAATATCTGCTTTGCGATTATTATCACGCACATCAATATTCATTTGCTTACGAATTTCTAACTCATTTGAACTATCCTTGCTGAATTTTTTAGTCCAAGAATTCTGACGTTTCCCATTTTTAGGATGATAATCAATTACACAAGTACAATGCTGATGCCTTCTGTAGAAATTATTTGGTTCTTCACCGTATATGTAATTTCCTACCAAGCTATCACACCATTTGCAACAACGTCCAGTAGAGTGTCTACTGATCGTCGGTACCAAGCCAGTTTTAGCATGAAACTCCGCATTCTTGCGAATACTGTCATCAATAATGGACTGAGTGAAGTTCACAATAGGTTCACCGAGCAACCAACTGACATCCTCAAAATTCTCCTCAGACGAAAAGCGATTGACAATGCCAGCAATTCGATCCCGATTTAATTCAGGAACTTGAACTTTCAGACCGATTTTTGCTTCATCATTCAAATTCTTCTGAACATCACTAGCATAACCACTCACAAGCTCATGATTTCGTCCTAGCACGTCCGTCAGCAAACGCTGAGCGATATTGTAATACATTTTACCGTCTGGTAATTTATCGGCGCTCAGAGACGCTCCTAGAGCCTTAGAGAGAATATCTCCAATTTCAATCGCAAACTCATTTGCAGTTTTGTAAGTTGCTTTTTTTGCCTTCAACATAGCAAAAGCATTTCTGACAATCTCGCTCTTGCCAAAATCTCGTTCAAACCTTTCCTGAACCTCTTTCAAGATACCAGGTAAAACATCATTCTCCATTTGAACCACCCTCGCTTAACACTGGTTTAGCTGACATGTCTCCAGCGATACCAGTAAGATCACGAATTGTCTCCGCATTGATGTAACCAGGTAATGCCTGATTCAATTTCACAACACCATCACCAATCATAGTCATGGTATTCGCATCCGCTTCAAATAATGGTTCCCATTTGACTTTGGTTCTTACAAATTGGCTTCTCGCATAATGAAACTCATCACGCAAGCAAGCTGCAACATAAGCGACATTTAGCAAACCTGCTCCTAGTGAGCGCTGAGCCTTTCTACCTGCGAGACGAAGATTTTCGTGACTAGCCTTGATAGCTTCCACAGACGATGGATTATCTGAAACGAAACCAAGGTCATCCAATGTCAACCCCATTTCGCCAGCAAATCCAGCAGCAGCCGTTCTTAGCTGTTCAGTAAAAGGTGACATGCTAGCGGTAGTAAACTGTCCAACGCTTGGCTTCTCGCCTTTATCACTTGAAGAAATCGTCAACAAGCTTGATACAGTAGCCTTCCATTTCTCCATAGGTTCCGCATCAGGATCAAGTCCAAGAATATATTTCTGTGGCCAAGAGTAAAATTCTGCAGTAATATCAGCTCGTTCCAAAGTACGCTTGGCATATTTCTGATAATACATCCCAGCCCTAGTAATACGAGACCTACCAAACGGACGAACCGCATCAGGACGATGAATGACTGGAACCAACAAAGGGATACCAGTTGCATTCACAACCGAGTATGGTCTACTATCTTTCGGAATGAAGTGAGTAGCATTAGGCTCAAAGTAGGCTTCAAGTGTTGGACGATTGTAATCATCACGAGCCAACACCGCATAACCTTCCACAAGCAACCCAGTAATAGGATTAATGACACCAGTTGCATTACTTGATTCAATGACTTGCAACCTCACCTCATCATCTTCACCCTTCGAAATGTAGACGAAACTACACGAACCAATCAGCGCAGCTAAAATAGCACTATCAAAGAAGATATCAGGATTATTACGATCAAAAATTTCTGTAACATTAAAATCATCATTAGCAAATGCCCTGAAAATCAAACGATCTGCAAGACTATCAACTCCCTTTGCAGCCCAACCAAGAACAGCTTGATACTTTACCCTGATATGTGCAGGAATTGTGATTCCTGTCGGCGCTTCATAGTGTTGCATCGCATAATGCTTGTACCTCAGATTGACTCTGCTCTGATAGAGATTCAACTTCCTCCTGAGATAGTCAATTCCTCTTAATTCCAAACCGTTCTCCTTTCTTTGTGATGATTTGGCGCGAGAAAAAATGTACAGTGACGGCGTGAAGCCCTCGAGCGCCTAGTGTGAGGGGGATACCCCCCCTATACTTTAGCTAGGACTTACTTCACACATATCTGTTATTTTTTCAAAATTTAAGCATTCATTATTATTTTGATATTTTTAAAAAATAATATAATTTTTCTTTTTTTGGTTTCTTCAAGCTCTATACTTTGTCCAATCTCTTGACTGTGGCAGATTGCGATTGCCTACAACGGTAGCATTGGCTGACCTATCGTCAGCATACAGCTTATCAGACTTCTGTCTGTTGCATTGCCAGTGGGCTAACTGCAAGTTTTGAATATCTGATGGATGACCGTTGCGATTGATTGGAATGATGTGGTCAATGACCGGACTCAATGGATGCGGGTACCTCAGGGATTTGTCTACGGGTAGTCCACAAATCCCACAAGTATTTCTTGTTTTGAGAATGATATTTTTATTTTTTTCAAAAGCAACTCGGTGAGGACCGCTCCGATCCGGTCTGTCTTGGTGGATATTCATCTAGGGAGGGCCTTTCTTTTTTAGAGGTAAGGGGGTAAATTTTTATGCTGTAGGGGGGGAGTTTTTGGCTTCTCACACCCTCGTATATTTAACATATCTTATATTCTGTTAAATTCAACCAAATATCCCTAGAGTCAGATTCTTGAAGGATTCAGCAGTGTTTTTTTAAAACTGAATTTCCGAATTCTCAATATGTTAAATATAAGATGATTTAATACTTAAATTTAAGCATCACATCATCTATCTCATCCTGCTCATAGCCAATATATTCGAGTGTTTGTCTCTGTGTTGAATGATTAAATATTTTCATCAACATGACCAGATTTCCTTCTCGTTTATAAAAATGATATCCAAAAGTCTTGCGCATCGAGTGCGTTCCGATTTTGTTAAGACCAATATGCAAAGCAGCATCTTTGAATATCAAGTAAGCAGCTTCTCTACTTATGTGATGGATTCTTGCACCTGGCATACTTCCAGATTTTGACCGTTTTTTCTTTCGACTTGGAAAAAGGAAATCGTAGCTTTTTAAATCATTTCCTCTAATATACTCATCCAGCGCCTTTCTTAGCTGGTCATTTATAGGAAATCTTTTTCTCTTTCTTGTCTTTTTTTCGTAGATATCAATGTGATCGCCAAGAACATGCTTGACTTGTAGTGGGATGATGTCGCTAATTCTCAATCCAGAGTACAAGCCACACATTATTAGTATATAGTTACGCTCGCTTTTAGAACGTAGATAATCTTTCATGCGTTCGATGTCATCGACTTCTCGAATTGGATCAACTTTTTTCACAACAACACCTCCAATCTACAAGAAAAGACAGGGTGTGCCTGCCTTTGTCTATTATTCGATAATACCATTTTAGCACTTTGAAATTGGTATTTACTCTTGACTTACTCCGCTTTTACTCCATAATTGCGACCTGCTCTCCATTTCTATAGAGTTCCGCAAATGCTAATAGAGCTTTATCAAGAATCTCATAATATGAGCTCTCTGAGATTGAAAGTTCGTTGTATATCGTCTCATCTTTCTTTCGATGCCAAACCATATACTTTTCATATATGATTCTGCGGTAGTATGGATCATGTAGCTCGCTGACTGCCTGCTCAATCGCATCTAACTCCATTTCTGCATCTACTTTTCTGATAGCAAGCTTCTCAACCTGACTAGTCGTGTCGCTTCCTGGATTGCGAGGCATGAAAGAGTATGTAGTCGTCACCTTTTGACCATTTTTATCATTGGCAACACGACGCCAGCGAGGATAGCCTTTTAAGATTTTCTTGGCATTTTCTTTCGTTTTGACTTCATTAATTTCTGGAAAAAAAGGCATCTCTCACCTCATTTCTATTTCAAATAATTTTTCCTTCAAATATCAGAGTGATCGTTCCTGTCCCATCTTTGTATTTAGATACCAAAGCACGACAATCTGAACCAAACTCAACTCCTTCAATTGTGATGCTATGCTTCACGCTATCAACGTTGATTATAGAGTCGTTTGATGTTTTTATTCTCATATTCCATCTCCTCACTAACTTTCTAATGCACAAATTCGTTGACCAGGTCACGGATAAAGAGCTTCCAGTCAGATTCTCTAAACGTCAAGAAACGATCTGTAGTAAAATTTCTAAGTCTTTTATAGAAAAGCATCTTTAGTTGGATTGACTCACCAACACTCAGTAAGGTTCCAGGGAAGCGATGTACTGAATGCACTCTATTTCCGTATCCAGAAATATCTAAATGTATTAACGTTTCTGGATATATGCGCCCCATACTAGCTTCAACTCCGAACTCAACCTTAACTTCTTCTACAATTGGAACTTCGTTAAAAATTGGTTGTGCAGAAAATATTGGCGACGGCGTTTCTTGTTTTTTTCTTCTTCCTGAATATGGATATTTTTTGGGTCTCATTCTCCTAACTCCTTATTGAATTTTGAAACTTCATACATTATCAAATCTAATTCATTTTCATAAATATTTCCTATCACTCTGTTCATCCCCCTAAATTGCTAAATGCGACTTCCCATTCATAATTATTATACTTACGTACGATATCTTTTAAAATTTTACCTTTTGAGATTTCAATTTCTTGTGTAAATTGCATACCTTGTTCAAACGTGAATATCTTAATGTCAACATTGAATTTCTCAGATATTTTTGTGTAATCGTCTGGGATAGCTCTCCACGCCTGCGTAAAATTATTAAGCTCGATGATAAGAAAATCATCATCAAGATGAATTTCAAAACTATCATTGTCAATAAAAGCACGTTTTGTGCCATTGATATAAAAATAAGAGTCTGTTGTAGTAAAAGTGATTATCTCACCATCTGTATCTTCTTCGATTGTGATGTCTCCAACAGCTCCAAACATATATTTCAAAGCTGATTTAATATTTACTGCATATCCTCTTAGTTTAATTGTTCCTTCTGCAAAATTTGCCATATTTACCTCTTTTCAGATACCTCTGATATCTTTATCTCGAACTTGTGCCCGTCAATAGCGAATGTCCCGTTACTTCCTAACAATTTCTCATCTTTAATGATTGACTTTGCTGTGTGCAAAACGAGTTGCCCTACTTGAAAAACAAAAGCAAGTTCTTCTAACTCTTTTATTGCCATCTAAATTTTCACCTCATCTCCAACTTTCACCTTGTCATAAACGTCCTTCGTAACCACGAACGCACCGTAATCACGAATCGTAAGTGTGTATAGCTTGCCATGGCGTCCTTTCTCGACGACTTTACCAAATATCTCAGCGCCTGCGTTATCAGCCTTGTAGATTACAATAGGGCGCTTTTCTTCCAAATCCCGAATTCTGTTCATCTGCCAAATATTTAATCCAGCCTTAACTTTCAATCTTTTCGATTTCACGTTCTACTAGCTCTTTCTTTTTTTGTAAATCTTCTAGCTTTTGAGCATCTAACGCTTTCTTGATAATTTCAAGCCGTTCAATTTCTTCTTTAAATTCGATAAGTTTTTCAACTTTTCGTGCGTATCCTTCAAAATTATCTGCCCAGTTGTATTCCTCCCATCCGAAAGTTCTTCTTAATTCTCTTTTTAGTTCGTTATATTTCTTTTGCAATTCGTTATTAAACCAAGCTTGCGCTATCAAGATATAAATAGACATACCAATTACTAACGACGAAATCACAATCATTCCCCAAAACATTAAATTTTCCATCACTCCACCTCATTTCTTTCACTTCTGGTCTTTTGCAAATAATATTTATATATTTCATTGTCGCTATGTTCATTTACTAACTTTTCAAGTGCTTTATTGACCACTTCTGATATGCTTCTATAACCACCATATTCTTTTAAGGCTTCGACATGGTCATACATATCTTTGGTAAGCGTTGTTTGTACCTTTCTAGCCATCACTCCGCCTCCTCGACTTCCACGCCAGGGCAGTCAAAAACCCAGCCAAAGCCTGCATCTTCTAGTTCTTTGCGGGTGTGTTTCCTTCTTTGCGTATAAATCGTACTATAAAAACGAAGTCCATTCCTTTCTGTATTTACCAAATAATCAATTTCTGTATTATTGCTTCTTAACTTCACCAGATACCGCTTCTCTTTCTCAACCTCGTAGCCGTCAAGCCATGCACGAGTGACTTTGTCGTAAGCACCCTGTTCGTTCAGTAACCAATCATCGTATTGTTTATTAAAATTCTTTTCTCTGAGCGCATCATATAACGTAGCGTTCTGTTTCTTGTAATACTCGATAATTTCCGCCACAAACTGCGGAATTGTGATTTTTTCGGGTTCATCAAGTTGCTCCAAATCTTTTAAAAAATTCTGACAAGCTACTCTTGCTCCAATGTCATATAAAGCATTTTCATATTTTTTATATTTCTCAATCAATTCCTGTTTATTCATCCTTCACACCTCCCTAAAACGGCAAATCATCATCTGAAATATCCATCGGATCACTTGCTCCAAAATTTGGTGGCATCTGGTTTTCCATGCTCGCCTGATTCGCGGAATTATCCTTCTTTTCAAGTGTTTGAAAACTTTCAGCTACCACTTCTGTCACATAAACACGTTGTCCTTGCTGATTTTCATAACTACGAGTCTGGATGCGACCTGTAATTCCCACAAGAGCGCCTTTTCTGACCCAATTTGTGAAATTTTCAGCCTGCTTGCGCCACATAATGCAATTGATGAAGTCAGCCTCTCGCTCTCCATTCGCACCCTTGAAATTACGATTTACTGCAAGGTTGAAAGTCGCAACCGCCACATTCGATGGCGTGTATCGTAATTCAGGATCACGAGTCAAGCGACCAATCAACACTACATTATTGATCATTTTTAGTCTCCTTTAAAAAATATTTATATACTTTCTCAAAAATCTCAATCACAAGTTTTTGAGGGATATTTGAACGCTCATTGTACGATTTGGAAAAGTTTGTTAATGTAGTCCTTGCTGGCTTAACTTCCGGATTTAGATTTAAAAATATATTCCCAACAAATTTTGTTGGTTTCTGTAACGGATAGTCATAATTGTTATATCTAACCAAATTTATATAAGGTAAATGAAAACCTAATATTTTTTGAATATACTCCCACATTTTACTATTAGCAGGATTCTCAATGATCCAGTATCTGGGTTGATACCTTTTTAAAATTTGAATGGTATTAAATACTGTTAATTCGCCATTTAGACGCTTCATAAAAAGTTTTTCAAAATCATAATCATGATAAGCATTTATGTAATCTTGTTTTGGTCTAATTGTAAATGGACTTGCTTGCTTCTGGGGTACGAATAAACTGTCTGATAAATCTTCGCGTTTCCAGAAAGCTGTTCCGTTTGACATAGCACAAGCTACTGACCAACTTTCACATGGTGGGCTAGCTATAATCAAATCAGGTTTTGGCAATTTGTCTAGCTCATCAAAAAGCGTATTGTCTCCGAACAATCGCCCATAGTCAGCAAGATTCAAATTTATAAAATGATCGTTCTTATTTTCAATATCTATTCCAATCGGATAGATGTCAATGTTCGCCCCCCCTGAACGGCTCAAATATTTCGCACCTTTAAGATACGAACCATTCCCGCTATCAAAAAGCGCCCAAACTACCATTTCTTTGATAATCAATACCTCCTATCCTTCATCCCAGACGGATACACAAAGCACCTGCCAGTTGCTCCTTCAAATATACGACTTGATAAAGCACCATTCCCAAAATCGTCTGAGTAAAGCTCTTTAATTTCTTCACTAGACAGATTCGTATTGATAATCGTATTGGTCCGATTATCCAGGATTTTGAACAATATCTGATGCGCCCACTCGTTCCGCTTCGTGTCAGCTTTTCGACTCTCTTTCCCAAGGTCATCCAAGAAAAGAAAATCAACCTCAGACAATAGCTTGACCATCTTAGCTTCTGAATAGCCATTGTCAAACTCAAAGCTTTCTCGAATCTTGTCAAATAAAGTCACAACTGACACAAAGAGCACGCTTTTAGGCTCGTCGTATGCCTTGAACTGCTCGTTGATGAACCGAGCCAAGCCATAAGTAAGATGACTCTTTCCGACTCCAGAAGGGCCAGTGATGATAGCATTCCCAGCCTCACCTTTAGCATAGCTACATTCCAACCGTTTCACAAAATTCACCGCATTTTCATCAATGTCAACTCGAATTTCATAATCATGTAATGACTTGCTGGCCAGCTTACTTGAAACAATACTATCGCGAGCAAAGACCTCGTAAGTATCTGATAGCTTGCTTTTAACTTCAGATTCCATATTCAGCTGCTTTTCAAAACGTTGGATATTCTCTTTCTCGCATTCAGGACATTGACTAATTTCCTCAACCTTGCCCTTAACAGGGATTTTAACAGACCAAAGATGGCATCCATGGATTTCACAGACATCATCAAGAACCGTTCTAGTTTTGAATTGTTTAAACTGTTTCATCTAAAATCCTAGCCTTTCGTCAACCGTACTAGTCAAGATTGTAGAGCGTTTTGGCATAGGCTGATTCAGATAATTGTCCATCTTATTGCCGAAAAGCGTTTGTGGTTGCAGATACTGTTCATACTCTGTACCTTTCCATTTAGCAACCATGATATCCACAACCTTTTTAAAATCTTCAAGGACATATCCTTCTTTCAGTCTTGCCTTGATAAATTTTTGATGACTAGCAGTATTTACCTTGAAATTTTTCTTAGCTTTCAAATTGAGATAAGAAATAACTTCCTTACAAATCGACAATTTATTATTGTTATTCTCAGTCTTAGTATTCTCAGTCTTGATTGTGTGCACTTTTTGCACTTCCTGAAATGCACTTTTTGCACTTCCAAGGTGCACTTTTTGCACTTCCTGAAATGTACTTTCTACACTTCCGTTAAGAGCCTCAAGATAAATACGGTTCGGTAAGTTCATTCCTTGTCTTACTTCCGTCATTAGACCAGCATCTTTCAACTCCTTTTTGATTTTGATAATCGTATTGTTGCTATTGCAATTTAAGTCAATCATCAACTGTTCATTGGTGTAATACTGGAAGACGTTCCCTTCTTTATCATGCCAGCCATTTTTTAAAGACAGTTCTAATCTATCAAATAGAAGCATATAGAGCATTTTAGCGTTATTGCTCAAAGTCTTATATTTCTCATCATAGATGAATGGCTTTGGAAATTTGAAAAACGATAAAAAACCAGTGACTTCACTTTTTTTAATCATGGTTATACCTCCTCCACACTTGAAAATTTTGTGTATTCTTTGTGAAAATACAACTTCACCGTCCCTAAACTACCGTGTCGGTTCTTTTCCAGTATCAGCTCCGTCACATTATTCGCTTCTTGACTGTCTGCCTGTTCCTTCTGATAGTATGCATCACGATACAAGAAGGCTACAATGTCAGCATCTTGTTCAATAGAGCCAGACTCTCGCAAGTCAGCCAGCATCGGGCGTTTGTCCTGTCTCTTCTCCACCTCCCGGCTTAACTGCGATAGGGCAATGACAGGTACTTTCAAATCCTTAGCTAGTATCTTCAATTCCCTTGAAATCTCAGAAACCACCTGCTGTCTATTCTCACCTTTTGACCCAGTGATCAGCTGCAAATAGTCAATGATAATGACTCCAAGGCCTCCCATTTCCTGGGCAAGCTTTCGAGCCTTTGACCGTATCTCAGAGATGCGAATACCAGCTGTATCATCGACAAAAATAGGTGCGTCATAGAGATTACCTTGTGCATGTACTAGCCTACTCCATTCCTCAACACTCAGATTCCCAGTTTTTAGGTGATACCCTTCTACCATGCCCTCGGATGCTAACATCCGCTCAATCAAGCTTTCCGCCCCCATCTCAAGCGAGAAAATAGCGACAGGCTTTTTCTCTTTCACAGCGATGTACTGAGCGATATTTAGAGCTAGCGCCGTCTTACCCATAGCAGGACGAGCAGCAAGGATAATGAAATTATCCTCATGAAGACCGGTCGTAATCTTATCCAGTCCAACGAACCCAGTAGATAAACCTGTCACAACTCCATCTGTTTGCGAGCGGGTCTCGACCATCTGCATATGTGTATCAAGGATATCAGCCACATTACGAAATCCAATGCCCGTATTCTGATTGCTGATGTCAAGCATAGACTTTTCAGTCTTTGCTATGATGTCATCGATGGACACATCGCCCTGATAAGCATTCGAAAGGGATTCAGATAGGTCTGCTATCATCTTTCGGAGCGTAGCCTTTTCTTTCACAAGCTTTGCGTAATGCTCCACATTTTTTGAAGTTGGTGTTGAATTCACCAACTCGACAATGTATGTGATACCCCCTATTTTTGAAATATCTCCTTGATTCGTGAGAGCAGAGCCCATAGTCGTAGCATCGATTGGCTCGCCTTTTTCAAGCAAAGACAACATGGTTTTAAACACAATCTTATTGGCAGGCTTGTAAAAATCATCAGGAGTCAATTCATCTGCTAGAGTGATAAGTGATTCGGGAGAGATGAAGACTGAACCAAGAACAGACTGTTCAGCAGCTAAATCATGAGGTAATATTCTAAATTCTTCACTCATGCACTATTCCCCCAATATTTTTCTAGATCAACATTCATCACTGCAGCAAGGTTCTTTTGCTCCGTCAAAATTTGACGACGATAAGGAGCAATCCCAGCTTGTCGCTCCTCTTCACTTCGTGGCAAGTAATACCCATTTGGCTTCATCTTCTTAGCCACGATAGGATGACCAAAATTCACACGCAGACTCTCAATTACCTCTTCCAGCTTACGCTTCGACAGTCCAGTTTCTAGGCGAATTTCGCTCGCTTGAATGGGCAGGTCGAAAGTAGCGCAATTCATGATCATGTTTAACACACGGATTTCCATCTCGCTCATGTCACAACTAACAGTCATGTCTTTGCCCTCCATTTTCTTGGATTCTTCCGGAAATCCATAGTCATTTCCTGATAAAGTAAACGCCCATTTTCTTCCAAGAGATTCGCATTTTGACTTCTTAGAAGATCATTATTTCTCGCTTCTTCCTGATAGTCACTAGCTAATCTGTCATAATCTTCGATGCATGCTCTAAAAATTTGTGGTACGTCCTCAATTGATGAAGCGAGTCCTGTAGGTGGCTGGGTATCGTAGGTGGATTTCCTATCGCTATTTTTCAAGTTTCTTCGTACAACTTCTCTAAAATTCTCAGCCTCTCCGATGATAATCGCTGTTTTTTCTTCAGTCTTTTCTTCATCTTTGGATGTAAGTAGCAGCAGGATGAAGACCACGATAAAGATAGTCAATAAGCCAAGCAATTGGCTTGATAAAGTTGGTTCTGTCATATTATTCTCCTTGAATTAAAACACGGTCAAACCTTGTTTTTTCCAATAATCTATGTACTCTTGTTGTGACTGTCCGTTATACCCACAGGCATAGAAGGCTAGTCCATAGTTTTCTTCACTTTCTAGCTTCTGGATCAAAATATCCAAATTTTCCTTCACAAAGCGTTTCACACCTTTTAGTTCGCCAAAAGGATAGAATAGCTTTTGTCCGTCTAGGGCAACTTGCCAACCCCACCCTAATTGTGTCTTTTCATAAACATATTTAATTTCCATTTTCCTCTCCTTTAAAGAGCTGTTTTTTGCCAGTTATTGTGATACCATTCAATAACTGCATCCCGTGGATACTTCTCACGCTTGCCCGCGATTCTTGGAAAGTCTTTGTGACTATTAAAACGCTCATCAAATGTTCCTGTGTCTTTCGTTCCAAGCAACATTTCAGAACATTGAGACTTATTCAATTCCATCGGATAGTGCTTTTTCTCATCCGTTATGACGTTCATCACCTTTAATGTTCTGTCCATCAATCCAGCTTCAAACTGATCTAATATTTGATTCATTAAGTCATTCATGATATAATTTCCTTAAATATTTTTTTGATATGCTCCTGATTGCCGTCAGGTGCTTTTTTTCTCTAATAATCTGATGAAAGCAGGGTGTTTACTCTGCTTTTTTTAAAATTTTCAAAATAATTGAAAGCCCGCTAACTAACCCAGCTAGATACCCTCGTCCATAGTCTGTCATTAAGAATTCCAATAATTCGTTTGTTTCTTCTTCGTTCATCTTCAACCTCCTACTCCTCAAATTTCTCCCACGACTCATTGATTCGCAACTTCTTGTTAATGCGAAGTTTCAAGTTATCGCTCCCTTTTCCATCTTTCAGCAACTGTGTGATAGCTGATGGACTAACACCTACAACAATGGCCAAGTCCGTCTGTGACCATCCACGTTGTTCAATTCGCTCTTTTACAAGCTCGATCCATTTACGATGTTGTTGGCTCATGTGACCTCCTCCTTTTATTTTGAATAGAGTTAAAGAGTTAGTAAATTATTTTAAAAAAAGCTTGACAATTTTAATGTATAGTATTAAAATGAAAGCATTATTAAAAACCTTGATAAAACGTTATATCTATCAATCCTCTTGCTCGCCAAAGCTATTTTATTTTTAGATAAGTTTTAACTCTGTTTTTTACTAACTCATTAACTTACAAAAATTATTTTGCACTTTAGTATTATTTTTGTCAATAGAAAATAACACTTTTTTATAAAATATTTTTTGTCATGTCTTAGAAAAGGTGATATGACAATGTTTTCAACACTTGAAAAAATTAAGGAACTCGCTCTAAAACGAGGAATAAGCCTTCAAAAAGTCGCTGAAGATTTAGGTTATAGTATAAATTACCTTTATACTTTGAAAGAAAAAACTCCTAAATCAGACAGATTACAAGAAATCGCCGACTACTTCAACGTATCCACCGATTATTTACTCGGTCGGACGGATAATCCGTCTATTGCAAATAATGATACGGTAGCAGGATATACATCGGCTGATCTCAGAGAGATGGCGGAGAATGCCAAGACCTTCGATGGCAAGCCACTTACAGAGGAAGATATCGATGCCATCCAGAACATCATCGAGATTTATTTGAGAGGTAGATAGTATGGCGATTACTGAACAAGATACTTTGTTATTCAATAATCTTTTTGAAAAAATATATCAACAACTACCATCAGTTGATAGCTCTAAAGATTATTGGTTCGTAAGAGCTCAGAAAGGGCAATTTTTTAAAAGCTTTCTTACAGGTGGTTATATCGCTATCGGATGGAATTATATAACATTAGATGACCTTAAAAATCTTGACGAAGTTGCAATCAAAGGAAAAATCAAGGAGTTCGACAATAGGATAGAAAAACCTGGTTCAGCCTATAATCAAATGATGAAATTTGCATATAGTCTTAATGTTGGAGATATCGTCATCGTTCCATCGGAATCCCCAAATGATTTTCTTGTTGGTGAGATAACAAGTAGACCTTATACTGAGTCTGATAGTGTCATAGAGTCTGCATCTAACGTTTGCCCATTTAACAAGAGGATGGATGTGCACTGGTTCGGAGTTATACCAAACAGAGATATTGACCCGAAACTTTACAAATTAGTCTATTCAGGCCATACCATCACTGATGCAAATGCCTACAAAAAATTTATCAACCGCGGTCTATATGATGCCTACATCGATCATGACCACATGAGTATCACTTTCAAAGTACAAGAAGAAAACAATATTGATGCTTTTGAATACTCAACATTTCTGTACACTGTCTTGCAAATGGTCAATGTTGTAAAAGAATCTGATGAATTAAAAGATGAGAAAGTCGTTCTAAGAACCAATGTTCAATCGAAAGGACCGATTGAACTACTTGGACATCCTGAAATACTAATCCCGGTTCTAGTATTTATCATTATTCTAACTGGAGGAATTGCTTTTCGCAATTTAATTAAACGCAATGGTGCAAACTTTGAAGTTGATTCTAAGCTTGGGAAATTTAAAGCTCAGTTAAATAGCGATGGGGATGAAGCAATCAAAAAAGCCCAGGCAAATAAAATAAATGCCGAGGCTATTGCATTGTTAATAGATAAAGGAATGAGTCCGCAGTTTAAAGGCGCTACCTCTCAACTAGATATCAAAGCTCCAGAAGTAGCAACTAGGATTCTTCAAGATGAACTACTCGAATCTCCAGAAAAAATTGAAGAATAATTTCAGAAATAACGAAACTGAGTAAAACGATGATTGGAAGTGTTAGGATTTGTCTTAGAAAAAAGTAACAAATCAAAAAAACAAATGCAGAAACTTGAAACAGTACAGCTAAATGTGCATAGAGTTTCAACTTCATTTTAATCACTTCCTTTCAATTCTATTTTACTCTAGTTCATGAGATAAAACAACTAATTTTAAAAAAATATTTGAGGGATGATAGCCTATGACTATTGAAGAGTTGGTAGACTCACACGGTGTCACTCTCGCCTATTTTGATAATTACCTATGGCATAAACCAGGAGTCTACATCAAAGAAATCAATATTATTTTATAAATCGTGAACTGTCAGAGAATGCAAAAAAACGGGTCATATACCACGAATTAGGGCACATGGACCATTCTGCTGAGTTATACAAAAATAACCACAACAGGTGCGAAAATGAAGCTAATAGACATATGATTCACAAATTGTTAGAAGAAGAACTTGCTCTATCTGATGATCAGTTATCTTTCAACTACTTACACTTCATGAAAAAGCACAAATTAAAAACCATCACAGATGAAGTAATGGTCATTGACGAATATTTTTCTTTGATTAGTTGATAGGAGAATAGTATGAAAATCGGACCACGGACACCGAATATAAAAAAGAGATTATCAGCGCGCACAACTGGATCAGTGACACGAAGGAAAAAAACGAACACATCGCCACTTTATGGGCAAAAAGGTGCTGGATTGGTAAAGGATCCAGAACGAGCAATTTATAATAAAGTTTACAACAAAACTACTTTTGGGGCAGATGATTCAGATGGGTGCACCTATGGATGTGGCTGTATTGTGTTTGTAGCATTTGTGATTATCATGGTAATTTTCTATAACTTTTTGTCAACTCTAATATAAAATTTTTAAAAAATCCCCACGCTCTCAAACTTTGGCGAGTCTGAGCGTGAGGAAGTCGTGTATAAGAAAAAACCATTCAAAAGGGCCTTTTCTTATACTCATTTTACCAAGAAATGAGGTTAAAAGCAAATGGCATCATACAGAAAAAGAGAAAATGGAAAATGCGAATATCGCATTTCTTATAAATCTCACGACGGAAAATACAAGAAAGCTGAAAAAGGGGGATTCCCGACTAAAAAGGCTGCACAGATAGCAGCAGCCGAAAGAGAGAAAGAACTACTTCTTCCCTCTTATGTTTCGGACGACATTACCCTTTACGACTACTTCACCCAGTGGTCTACCATCCATAAGAAACCAAATTTAGCACCAGTAACCTGGCAAGTCTATCAAATTACTGGCAAGCATACCAAACGACTGTTTGCAAATACAAAGCTAAGAAACATAACCAGTTCAATCTACCAGCAAGCCCTAAATACATTTGCTGAGACTCATTCTCAAGCAACAGTTGAAAGATTGAATATTCATATCAAGCAATGCGTTGCTATGGCAGTTCATGAGGAAATCATTCAAAAGGATTTCACAACCTTTGCCAAAGCGGTATCCCAACATAAAGGGATTGAGAAAGAAACCAAATTTCTTGAAGTTGAAGAGTACAAGAAAGTTATAGCTGTTTCAAAGCGTAAAATAGACGTTCAATCTTATGCAGTGATCTATCTTATCGCAGTTACTGGAATGCGTTTCGCTGAATGCTTAGGGCTTACATGGGACAGTGTAGACTATGATAACAAGGTTCTTTCTGTAGATAAGACCTGGAATTACAAAACGAATCTTGATTTCAGCTCTACAAAAACAAAAAGCAGTATCCGAAAGATACCGCTTGACGACTCAACTCTTGAATTATTAAAAAAGTACAGACAAGATCATTGGCTGGAAAATAAAGATAATCGTATTTTTTCTAACATATCAAACAATGCAGTCAATAAGACGCTAAGATATATTGTTGGAAGAAATGTCCATGCTCACTCGCTTAGAAACACATACGCTTCTTTCTTGATTTCAAAACACGTTGAACTACTATCTATCTCTAAAATCCTTGGCCATGAGAATATGAACATCACTATTGAGGTGTACGCTCATCAGTTGAAAGAATTGGAAGAGGCAAGCAATTCAGAAGTAAGAGAAATATTTGTAAATTTAGAGGCGAATTTGGGGCGAAACTCCTCAAACCCCTAGTAGAATCAATAGTTTATATGCCCCCTGCAGGAATCGAACCTGCAACTACTCCTTAGGAGGGAGTTGTTATATCCATT